GCTCCTCACGCAGCGGATAAACGGCGATTGCGCCGCCATCGGCCTGGAGGGTACTCATCGCTTCCGTCCTCGATCGCGCGATCGTCACGCCGGCCGGCGGCGTCGTATCCAGGAGGGCCTTTGCCCTGACGATGATCTGTTTGCGAATCGAGTCGGCCATTTTTAGTGCTTGCTCAACAGCGCGACGGCTGTTAATCCGTCGCCGCGCAGGGTGTACTGCCGGATCCTGTAGTTGCCATCGTGGGCCGGCGATCCCGCGATGGTCACGCTTGCGTCTTTTTTGAAGGCCGTATACTTCGCCGGCAGCTCCAGCTGGATCTTCTGCTGGATCACGCCTGGCTTGTTCCCGCCGAGGTCGATCGGCTCGTCTTGTACATCGAGGTTAGCCTTAGCGGATGTGGCGCCACAGGTCACTGTGACGCCATCCGCGAAGTACGAATCGATGTCGCCTAGGAAGTCGGCCATCGCCGGAAGCTACTGCTGGCCTCCGCCGTTGTCGCCGCCCTTGGCAGCCGCCTTCTTTGCGCCCTTCTTCTGGCCGTCGATCGCTTCCTGGGAAGCCACGCCGACCACTTCGGGGTGCAGCTCGTACTCGAGCGTTTCGTCCTTCTCGAGTTTGCGGACCTTGCCGGCCGCGGCGAGGTCGTTGTACTGCGATTTGCTCACCTTCAGGCGCTGGCCCTTAAAGATGGCCTCACCACACACGGTGGTGTTGTCGGTGACTTCGATTGCGATCGGCGCTCCCTCGCGCGGATCGAACTGCGTCTGCAATGCCATATCGTTTGTCCTTTGTTTCTAAAATTTGGGTCCTGCTGGTGAAGCTCCGGCGGCGCCATCGCTGACGCCGCCGGCCTGGGGAACTGCGGGGAGGGCCTAGGTGATGATCGCGTCCTTCACCACGGTGAAGGCCTGCGGATAGCGCAGCAGGAAGTCGATCATCTGGAAGGCCGCGATCTCGATCAGGGCCTGCAGCTTCTTGCTGTACGGATCCACGACGAGCTCGAACACGCCCCACTCGCCGATGAGCAGGTGCATCCATTCGGCGAGGATCGCCGCGTGGCAGACGCCGCTCGAGGTCCCCTTGGTGAGGGTGCTCGGCATCTGGTTCGTGGAGAAGGCGGGGTTACCCACGACCTTGTTGTCGTCGGTCCAGACCGCCTGGCCGATGCTGTTGGCCAGCTTCGCCGTCTTGCGCGCCTTGCCTTCGACGCCAGGCGTGGTCAGGAACTTCGGGTTCAGGACCGGCACGTTGTTGTTCTTCAGCGCGGTGATCATGTCGATCGCGGCGTTGTAGTCGAGGTTGGCGCCGTTGGTCCCGAGGGCGACCAGGTTCGTGCCGCTGGCATTCAGGATGCCGGTCGGCTGGCCGCTCGAGCCAGTGCCGTTGATCGCCGCGGAGTCGAAGCCGATGGCGAAGATGGCCGCGAGATCCTGGCGGATCAGGTTCTCGACGTCGAGGGACGACTGCGTCAAGAACTGGCGGGTGTAGCTGGTCGCGCTCATCGCAGACTTCGGCGACATGCTCGAGAGGCCGAAGGTCATGTCAGACTTCGAGATGTCGGCGCCAGGGTTTTCCGTCGACCACACCAACGTGCCGGCAGCGGTCTGCTTCGGGAACGTCAGGTTGTCCTTCAGGTCGCTGAGGACCGTCGCGCCGAGTTGGCGGACGTACATCAAGTTGCGCAGCAACTCGATGAAGTTCTCCGCGCGCAGGTCCGTCTGCAAGAGGTTGCCGCCGGCGGTCGACGTGCCGAGGTTCAGGACACGCGCCTCCTGCAGCGCCTTCATGCGCTCGGCGACCGCATTCGACAGGCGCGAGGGATCCACGCGCACGTTGCTCGGGACCCACAGGCCGCCGTGCGCCGGCTCGGATCCGAAGCGCTTCGACAACTCCTGCGAGACTTCGCGCTCGAAGCCGGCCTCGCAATCTTCCATCTTGTCGTTGCGCGTGGTCGCCAGGAGGTAGCGGATCGCGCGCGTGATGCTGTACTGGCGATCTTCCGCCTCGGTCAGCTGCATGTCGACCGGCTTGATCGCGCCGGCCTTTGCCCGCTCGGCGAGTTTGTCCAGGACCGCCTGGCGCGCCGCCTCGACCGTGGCGCCTTCGGCGATCCACTTGTCGATGAGGCTCTCATCGATCCGGTGCTGACGTGCCATCGTACGGATGGCGGTTACGCGCGTACGCTCGTCATTGATAGCAGCGGTGCGCAATTCCTGCTCGTTAACCACGGCAGCAGCGGCCGTGGCCGGAGTGGTGGGTGTGGCCATTTGTTGTGCCTCTCGTGTTTCGGCTGTCGCCGTGATCTCCACGCCACGCAAGGTGACAGGGAACTTGGGTCCGCTTTCATCGGCCGCGCGGCCGATGCCGACGGTCATGTCTGCGGGGATCGAGACGATCGATACTTCGATCGGCTCCCAATCCGTAACTCGGTAGGTCGGGTCATCGTCCTTTTGGCTCTCGAGCTCGAGAGCACGGATCATGTAACCGACGGAGACGCTGGACCGGATGCCGTCCTCGATGTCCTGGCGAATCTCCTGGGCCAGCGCCGAACGGCTCATCTGCACCTGGCAGTACGCGCGGCCGTTCTTGATCTTGGTGGTTTTCGGCAGCACTCGGCCGATCTGCATCGATGGATCGTGGTTCAAGAGCAGAGGCGCGGCGCCGCTGTCCATACGCTCAGTACGGATGGCGCCCTTGTCATGCGACAGGCGCTCTCCTCCCCACCAGCGCTCGACTACGGTGTCCTCGCTCGAGAACGACAGGTCGAAAGTGACCAGGTCGTCGGCCTCGCCCTCCGCCTTGGCGGCGCGGGTGATCTCCGCGACCATCTGGCGACGTTGCTTCGGCAGGCCCTGGGCCTGCAGCTCCGCGGGGGTGATCCGTTTATTTACGAGGGCCGGCGTCGCCATTCTTCTTGTCCTCTCCGTCGGTTTCTTCGTCCGAAGAACCTTCGCCGGCAGGGTCGCTGCCGGCTGCTCCAGATTGTGCGGGGTCGATGGTGGTTTGTAACCCTAAAGAATTAAGCTTGTCAATTTCTTTTTTGCGCTGCTCGAGAATTTCCTCCCAATCCTCGCCCTCCTCAGCGCACAGGGCCTCGAGGGTCGTGAGGTTGTTTTGCAGGAGTTTTTCGCTGGCCTGGGCGTCCTTCAGCGGATCAACCCACGGATATCCGCGCGGCCTCCAGATGTGCTCCTCCGCCAGCTGCTCGAGGTCGATTCCGCCTGGGATCTCATCAAAGGCGCCGGTGAGCTCCGCGCAGGCCGCCCACTCGCCGAAGACGTCGTCATGCATGTGCTCGACCAGGAAGCGCTGGAACCACTTGTAGACTTCGCGCTCCTCGAGTGTGCCGGCGCGCAGGCTGGAAAAGTTCGTGCTCTCGAGGTCGTTCGCGAGGGAGTTGTAGTTGAGGTTGAGGCCGCTGGCCATACCGCGCAGCATCGCCTTAACGAAGTCCTTAAAGCCGGCGTTCGGGTGCTGCGGATCCCACGCCTTGAGATCCATGCCGGCCGGCAGCTGCTCGAAGCCTCCAGGCTCGACATTCATCTCGACCGTGCCGTCGCCCTGCTCCTCGCCCACGTAGTCATCGCCGGTCTTGCTGGTGATGATGCCCATCTTCGAGGCGGCCACGCGCGCCGCGACCAGCTCGGCTTCCTCGTACTTGCCGAGCATCCCCATGCGGAGGATCGCGGTGTGCATGAACGGAACGCCGCGGGTCTGGTGATGGCGCCGCGTGAAAAACAGGTGCAGCACGTCCTGGGCCAGGACCCGCTTGTAAACCTTGACGCCAACTTCGGAGGGGTGGCCCTGGATCACGTAGTACGCCAGCGGCCGCTGGTCCGCGTCGATCTCCACGCCCATGCGGATCTCGTTGTCCGTGACGATCGGACCGTTGGCGCCAGTGATCGTAGCGTGGCCTGGCCGCTTGTTCAGCATATGGTCGACCTGGTCGGGGTCGATGAACTGCACGGCGAAGCGCTGATCGCTCTTGGGGTATCCGCGGTACAGCTGCAGGAATACCTCGCCGTCGACCAGGAGGCTCCGCAGCGCCAGGTCCTGCACGTCATGCCAGCTCAGGCGGCCGCTGACGCTGCAATTCGATTTCTTCCCCCACGCCTTCCAGGCGCGCTCGATCACTCGGTTGGCGGCGTCATCGAGGGTCGCAGTGTCGGCCTTCGCCGGCGTCTTGCCGGTCGTCAGCTTCGCCTGCAGCCCGATTCCCTTCGGGCCGAGGACGTTATTGCGGAAAAGGGTAAGGAAGCGCTCGGCGTAGTCATTGTTGTTCGCCAGGTCCCGCGACCGCTGCCGCATCTTGCGCAGGCTGGTCCGCAGCTCCATGTCGCCGCTGAGGCTCGAGGTGACCCAATCGGCGTTCAGGCGCGTCTGCGCGGCCGCCTGGAAGGCGACGCGGTATGCGCTCTTAACTGCCGACTGCAGGGCGCTCGATCGCACGAGGCCCATCTTCGAAAGGACGCGCTCGGTAAGAGTCGCCGGCTTTGCTGTTTGCACTCTGTTCTCCTAGACCAGCGGTTCGATCTTCGACGTGGGCGTCGACGGTCCGAAGCGGACCTGGACCTGGTTCCTGGCCGGCCGTTGGCCGTTCTTGACCTGCTCTTTGCGGACGCGCGCGGCGTAGATGCCTTTCCACTCCTCGAGCTCCGCCGGCGACAGGTGCTTCATCATGCGGCCGCCGATTTGATAGCTCTCCTCGCCCTTAGTAGCGCGCTTCTCGAGGACCGCCACGATCGCGTCGTACATCTTTTGGTTGTGGCTCCGATCGTCGTAGGCGCCGGTGGCGGCCTCGAGGTTGGGATCCACTTGCAGCTTGCCCTGGTCGACGGTGAACACCTTTGTTGCGTCGGTCTTGTTCGTGACCCGCGCGATCCAGTTCCACTCGCCGGCCGCGAGAGGTGACGTGGTCGCCGGCGCTACGGTCGCTCTGTAATCAGTGGGGGAGTCCGTATCCGCCGCCGTGACGATGTCCAGCGTGACAGTGCCGCTCAGGGTGGTGACGGCGCGCAGGTGGTACTTCAGCGTCCATTCGGCTGCCGAGTACTCGTCCAGCGATCGCGTCCACTCCCACGTGTCGCCGGCGCGGAGTTGAACGGGTTCTGTCGTAGGGGTGATCCTGGCCACGGTCGTCTCCTGTGGTTACGTCGGCTGCCTTAGTTCCTTGGGGGGTTGTGTGTTCTTAACGCAGGTGGAATACCGCTGTCAAATAAAAAAGGGCCTGGGTTGATGAGACCCAGGCCGCCACAAGGAGGATTCTGCTGTTCCGCTACGCGCTTTATAGCGAATATTTCCTGCGTCAACAAGGGGGTTTGGAAGCTGGCCGGCAGAGAAT